ACTTCTTGTTATTTCTGTTGTCATAGACTAGTGCCTTACAATAAGGACACTTTAAGTCATCACGAAATTTCTTTCTTTCTTCCAATTCGCTTACCACCTTATCAACTGTGCCAGATAAAGGATTATCTCCACCATCTTCTTCGGTTGTTACTGGTCCCATTATAGTTTGTATCCTGTCAATTATATCGTCTTCCTGAGTTAAATCAGAAAGAGTACTTGACTTTTCTATAAAGCTAAGGTACTTATCGACTTGGTCATTAGACCATAGTTCCCTATCTTCTGGAAACTTTAGTACTTTTGCGTATTTATTTGCATATCCAACAATTACTTTAATTTGTTCTGGCTTACAGTCCCTTAAGATTTCTCCTACTGATGTAGCTATAAATTGTACATCAGCCATTAGAATGGTGGAACTTCTGATGTGTCATCATCATCATCTGTATCAAGTATGCTGTCCATAATATCATTCATACGTTCAATATCTTCTTTAGTAGGTTTATGTTTACGCATATCTACTTTAGTAACTTCTACTTGAGCGTCTTTTTCTGCCATTTCTTGTGTATAACCGTCGTATGCTATAGATGTACTTTCTTCTTCTGATTGTACACTGCCTGACCATAGTTCTACACCAAGGCCAAACCTCATGCATGCACGTTTAAATGCGTCAGATTCTGCGTCTTTAAGATTGCTACCATCATTAAACTTATCATTGTTTAATTTGAATGTATCAACATCTCCAAAGCCAACGTAACTACCCATATTATCTAATGTGATAATACCTTTGGCACCAACGATACGTTTCTCTCCATTATGTGTACTATATACTGGTTCGCATTCCCATTTATATGTAATACCACTATCACGTAATCTTTCTACATAATGTGCGTGTGGTACATAATCACCGAATTTTCCTGCAGGAGCTTTTCGAACTAACTCCTTAGGAAATGGTGCAAGTAATTTTTCTTTACTCATTTTTCTCCTTTTCATATTCATATCAGGGACAGTAAATTGACCCCTGAAAGGGATGACTGTCCCGTGAAACTATTTTAGCTTATTCTTCTTCTAAAGCCAAAAGTTGTCTTAAGTTTGTTATACCTCTTTCAACTGGTACAAACTTATAGTCTCCACTGTCATTTAAAAGTATGAATTGTGGTTTATCTCCTATACCAGTGTATTCAATACTTTGTAATTTCCATTTGTTTTTGACATTTATATCTGCCATATACTATCCAAACGTTCTATACATCATCTAATTTTACCAAGTATTCTGCTGTAACGCCAGTATCTGGCTTACAAAATAACAACCATTGACATGGTCGTCCCATACTTGCTAACTGTTCTAATGCATAAGTATTGTAGCTTTCTGTACTTCCATTAACCCATAATCTTATATCATTAAGATACATTGTTGTTGGTGTATGAAAGTGACCAGCAATTGCGTAATCAAAGTCAGGCATTAAACCATTTGCAGCTAATGTCTTCCAACCTTGTAGCTTTTTACCAAATCCGTACCAAGGAAAGCCACTAAATCCTCGTACGTTATCGCCATGCCAGATAAAAAACTTACATTTTTTACCTAGATTAGCTATGTCGAACCAATGGTTATCGCCTGTACTGTCAGGTATAGTCCATTTAATTCTTTTTTCGTCTCTATATATCATTGACATTATGCTTCCTAGCATTCTGTCAGCGTTAGAATCTGGATGGTAATCTTTTCTATTACGTCCACCCAAATGTCCATGATTTCCTATAACCCAATGAACATCTACTTCTTCAAAGTTAGCTAATAATATGTCAAAAAATTTTGTCATAATTCTAGGACCGTCTAATGTCACTTGTTTATATAGACTTGAATCTATTAAGTGTGTTTGTCCCGGAAAAATTAGCTCACCTTCTATAATGTCGCCTGCTGCAAATACTGCAACTTTGCGTATAGGATGTGCTTTACGCTGTATATTGGCCAGTTCGACCACTTTCTTAGCATACGCTACAACTCGTCTCTCAGCTACCTCTGTGTTGTATTCAGGGGTAATTTTAGCTAATTGTATATCACTAAGTACAGCTATAGCTATCTCTTCGTGTTTAGTTTTTTTAGAACTAATAGGTTTAGGAACTTTTGGTTTGTTCCATAAGTTTAAATTAGTTTGTACAGCACTATATACAGCGTCAATTAAATCTTCTTTACGATTTTTAGCTTTATCTAGTTGCTTAAGTAATTTAAGGTTATCCTTTTTTAGTTCTTGTATTTGTTTGCTTTCAGCTTCAGCTAATAGGTCGTCTATACTTTTACTCATAAGATTTCTCCAATTTTTTAAGATACTTTCTAATAGCTGATTCAGATATTTGTATATTAAAGTGTTCGTCTAGTAACCTATGTACTACATATGGTTTCATAACTACACCGTCTTTTACCCTGTCCTTTAAAGCAATCCAAAAAGGCATAGCGTCTTTTGTTATTTTACTTTCAACAAAATGTGCTCCTCGTTTACCTTCACTGGCTTCCTTTAGTAATTGTTCTATATCCATATAAATGATAATAACAGAAAAAAAACGTCTTCAAGTTATTAAAAAAGAATATAAAACCTTTCCTTAGCTTTCCACACCGGACAGCACCTAAGCACAGCTTGCCGCTGCATAATGAAATCTTGAAATTTTTTTAGGCCTTACCTTTCCGCACCGAACCCGACCTTAGCCCTGCTAACCAAGCCGAAGCGAAGTACCTTGTAACACATAGACACAGTTTTCTTCTGTTTGTACAAGGAAGTTTCAACCTTCACTAATCTAGTTGTTTAATCTATGGTTAGTGTACTTTTAGTTTCCTATGTGCTACAAGCTACTCCGTAGGTCTGTTTGGTTAAAAGACTCTATTAGTGTAGCTTAATCATGAGACTCCCTTACCTAGCTTTCTACTCATGAAAGAATTAAATAGCCCAATCATTAACGTAACATATATGTTTACGTTTAACTAGGTTGCATTTACATTCTTCAGAATATATTTTCCAACCTTCGGACTTTAATAACGCAATAATTTTTCTTAAATCTTTTAATTGCGTATTATATTTACATATTTCTTTATCTAATTTTAATAAATCTTTTACATATGCTGTTGCATTGTATATCGTTTTCAATTTATCTCCTTTAAGTACATACGATGAACCCTGCTTTACAAAGGAAAGGAGGACTTCGCACTGTTGCCAGTTACAAGGTTCATCTTATATGTATATATGATATATTCTAAGAGTTAATACTCTCAGAATTTATTGTAGCTGATTTATCTCCAATGCAAAGCGTTTAACTTCATTGATATCAGCCAACCTTGTAATATTGTGTTTCTTCAACTTTTGTTGACAATCTTTAAGTAGGTTTACAGAGTTATCATTTCTTCTACCAAATACGTACATATCTGATACCCATATTCTAGCTGGTGGTTGTTTTCCTAACCAATCTAATGCTGGTCCGTCAACTAAGTTACCACCACCTGAATGTTTATCTAAGTATTCTTCTGTTACACGTTTCCCACCTTGTGCAATGATACGTAATACTCCCGTGTCCCACCTAGATTGTCCGTTTGTAAGTGGTCCGTCATATCTGTCATTGTACATAGCTATAGTTACAGCTGGTAGTTCTGACATTATATCTAATATATCTTGACCACTAAAGCGCATTGAACCTGATGCGTCAATTAATATTGTTCCACCATAAGTTCTCTGCTTTTGTTTGAATATCTTTTTATCAATACAATATCTATTGATATATTTAGGATTAGTTCCGTAATCCATAGGTCTATATTCACGACCTTTCTTAAGTAATGATTGTAAGTTCACTTGAAGTGGACCTTTAATTTCTTTCATAATACCCCAAGCACCTGAGTAATCAGCTGTTGGATTGTACTTCATGTGGCCTCGACTACCTTGCATGAGTTCCATTTTGGTATTATATTCTGCTTCAGCTAAAGTTTGTGCACCTTCGCCTTCACCTTCGCCTTCACCACCATTACCTTCATTCATGTTTGCATAACTAGACTTTGATTTCTTTGCAGCTTCCGCCTTACGACGTTCTGCTTCATATACTTCATCTAATTCTGGTATATCACTAAAGTCTTCATACAATGCATGTAGTTCTTTAGCAACTTGTCTAACTTTGCGATATGTAGGACTGTAATATTTATCCCCACCATAAGAACGTTTACTTTTATGTGTAATTCTGTTATAAAAGTGTTCTGCTTTATTTAAAGCAAAGTTAATTTGCATTTTGCGTAACTTTGTCAATAAACTATGTCCGTTTTCAGTTCTTTCTTCAAGTTCCTTAGCGGTGTCAAGCAATGCACGCCATTCTAAATTGTTAGGTCTTGTGTCACCGTATGTTTCCATTCCTGTAGAATTCCACATACTAGCCATCATATAACATATCATGTCGTACTCTGACCAAGATAAAAGCATATCTTCAAATTGTTTACGCATTACTCTTTCACACATAATCCAATCATTAATTGGCAGTTTACGTTGTGATAATAAGTAACCTATACGTACTTCTTCACAAGCTTCTACTGACGTTTCGCCTTCATCTGGTCCAAGTTTACCTATAGTTTTAGGTGACCATTTAACGTGACCCATTTCGTGCCGCCTTATCATTTTGTCATGAAAAGCACCACAATCTTCACATTTGTCCCCTAAAGGTACATACATTTCCTTTGATAAGTTACTAGTACGTGGCTGTTTGTTGTCTTCAAAGACTTTCCAATCGCCGTCACCTGTAACTATCGCAGGAAATGGTAATTTTTGTTTATGTTTAGGTGTTCGTTTCATTATTTAGCTCCATATTGTTCAAGTTTTTGTCATCAACCTCGTCTGATAATATGATTGCGTCTAATAATTCGTCTGCTCTTTCTCCAAAGATAAGGGCAGCTGCAGTTTCTTTTTCAAGACCTTTACCTATAAGTTCAAAGAACTCACGCCAAGCTCTAATAGATAGCCTAGTATCCATATCTTCTGATAAAGATGTTTCTATAATGATACTTCTCCAAGCTTCAGGAAACATTTCCAATGCTTTGGGGTGTATTTCATTAACGTTAATTTTGACAGGGAACCTATCTTTAAGGGCCATAGGTAAACTCTCAGGTAGAGAGTTTGTAGTTGCTATAACTGTAAATCCTTCAGCTGGTCTTACAGTTTCCTTATTGTCGTTGTTCAATGTCAATTGTGCAATGTCTTTGTCATCTAATATAGCGTGCAAGAATGTCATTGCGTCTGGTGATGCGTGGTCAATTTCGTTAACTACTAATCTACCACCATTACGCCATGCTTGTATTGCTATACCGTCATGCCATTCAAATCCACCGTCTGCACTTGGCTTATAGAAACCTTCCAAGTTAGCTGACGCTGTATCTTCTGTCATTGTTATTTGATATACATTTGGTTCACCTTCCATTGTGTAACCAATTGCATTTGTTGCAGCTGCATATGTTTTACCTGTACCCGGTGGGCCGTATAACAATATCCTATCTGCATTTCCAATAGCTTTCGCTACCATACTCCAACAATCCATTATTCTCCTTCCATAGTCGTTGGCACAAACTTACAATATATATCTATATCTCCGTCTGTATTCTTTCTTTGTGATATAACGAACTTACCTTTGCCAGCTAAGTGTGCTATATTTCTTTGAGTCATATTCTCAATGTTTGCTTTAACTCCTGATATCCAAGTATCAGTTGTTGCTATTACATACCATACATTAGGTGTTGACAATAAAGTTCTTACTTTATCATCAGTTAAAATTTGTGGACGTTTGCCCTTTTTATTTAAACCCGCAGCAGGTGGTTCTTGCCTACTCAGACTCGTCTTTTTTATTACCATTGTTTCCTTCCTGTAACCAATTTTCTACGTCATCACCTACATTAAGATGTTCTCTTAATATATTATTTTGTGTTTGTTTTTGTGCTAACTCAACGTTATTAGCTGCAGTACATTGTATTGTTGTAGGTTCTGTTAATAGAAACTCAGCAAAGTTACCTTCTTTAATCATAAATTCTCTAAAATCATTTACAGAATCAATATTAAAATCTATTGGTTCAAAACCTGGTGGTGGTTCAGTAATTATTGTAGGATAATTAGTAATTTGTTCTGTTTTTCTAGCAAAGTCTATTTTCTTTGCTGCTTCTATAGCTGACCAAGCGTCAGGTGCCATTACTGAATAAACGAATACAAGTATTTCGTCTTCTGGTCTTGTAGCATATCCCATACTTCCACCAAAGAATTTAGCTCCTACATCATCTTTAAAATAAGCAAATGTAACATGATATTCTGAATCACGTTTTGTTTGTATCTCAATAAATTGATGTACTTCATTATGCTTATCATGTTCTCCGTCATGGTCACAACTATTAAAATGTTCTGTCATGTTTCTCCTCTCAGAATTTTCGGGTGATAGCCCATAAAGGAACACGAAAATTCGTGTCCCTCATGGACTACGCACGTATTAGAGATGCTTACGCAACTCCAGCCAAGTATCAACTAACTTATCCATTTCTTTCTTAAGAACTGGTAGCTCTTTGAAATTGACATATGCATTTGCCTTAAAGAACATGTTAAGCAAACGAACATAAGTAGTAGGACTTTGTCCTATCCACTTTTTGTTCAGGTTTTCCTGAGCCTTCGTGACTGTCTTATTTAATTTAAGATGTCCAAGACCTTTCTTTAAGGGTACTGCAGTACCTTTAGAAGAAGTACCAAAGTTCTTTATAATACTTTCTACTTTCTTCTCAGGCTTATTAATATCCATAGATATTACTGTCATAGACATACCTAATTCATCTGCTGTCTTGACATATTGTTTGATTTCAATAGCTGAATAAGGTAAACCATGTTCCATGTTGTGGATAAATGATTGTCTTATTGCTTCTGTATCATTCTTTGTCTCTAGATATTTAACAGGTATCTGTTTGTTACCTAGTTGTCTAGCAGCTTCGTATCTATGCCAACCGTCTAGTATTCTCCCTGTTGGTCTGCCTTTTCTAGACTCAACTATAATTGCAGGAAATACGTCGCCATTTCTCATAGCGTCTTTGTAGATATTTACTCTATTACTTTGCAACATAGTTCTAGGGTATATTGTGTCGTCGCATTCAAGCGAAGTTAAATTAGTAAGCTCATCAGCTCCAGCTGCTTTAACAAGTTTAGCTTTATTAGCCATAACTTTATTAGCTACCTTTTGCTTTCGTTCCTTACTAAGTTTTTCAGCAGTAGTCATTAACTCTCCTTTGCGTTAGTTACGTCGAATCTACCGAATGAACCACCTTTCTGTGGTCTATAATCTCCAATGCCTTGCTTTTTACCTGCGTCGCTAACTACTTTCGTAAGTACATCAAGTACTGATGTTCCTTGCAATGAATTCTCCATTAGTTCTCTGTCAACTTCGACACTAAATGTTAGTTTCCATTGGGGAACAACTGGTCTAGCACGCATAACACCTGCACGTGAGACAACTACTCTACGTTTATCAATGTTATATGATTTAATAGGTCGATTAGACATAGATTTAAGTTCTAAGTTATCAACTGGTTCAATCATTAAGTGATTAAGTAGAGTCTTTAAGTTAGTTCTACCTAACTTAAAAGCTTTAGATGCTTCTAATATAGAAGCTCTGATTTGTGCTGATGGAACAACTAAGTTACCTTTGTCATTCCTATATGTTCTCATTTCAGCCTCATCTTCATCGTTATACTTTTTAGTACTACGTGTTTGTGTGACTTCGCCTGAATTCGCACCCATCATAGATGGATTATTGAACATAATACCAGGCTCTTTACCTTGTATTTCAAACGTATATACATCAACTGGTGATGTAAATGTGAGTTTTGCCAATGCAATTCTCCTTTCCGCTTTCGCTTTTTATTTGTTTGAGTGGACGTGCTGGGAATTGAACCCAGGTATATAGTACTTCAAAGGGGAAATCCTATATCTAACCTATCACGCCCGTAACCTTACCAAGCCATTGCAAAGCGAACCTAACCTGACCCCAGCTATCCTGTGCATACCAAGTTAAATCTATATACTCAAGCAATGCATAAGTGAATAAAGGAAGTAATCCACTCTCCCCACTTACTATTTCTCTTCATATCGTAAGCACCTATACATTGCATTCAATATATAGTACCTTACCTTAAAAATTGGTAGTGCTTTCGGTAAGCACAACAGGGCTGTAAAATGCCTCTTACTTACACTACCAAAACTTATTCTTCTTCTAACCAAGACATATGTACACGTTCTCCATCAACGTATATATATTCTCCAATTATGTTATTGTTCTTCTGCACTATTTAATCTGTCAATTGCTTTTGTTATCTGATAAAGTATAGCTTCGTCAAGCATTGCTGCATAACCTTGTATTTTATCATCAACCTCGTCATTAAGTGCCCATCTTTTAACGTCAACAATTGTCCATTGCAGTACATTAATCTTTTCATGAGTAGGTAATTGGTCTAATTGTTCCCAAGTTCTATCTAACTCATTCATTAATAGAGTTTCATCCATTTATGTCCTTTCCAACTCTATTGGGGACTTTCGTCCCCTAGAGTTTTATATTATTTACATTGTTTTTAATGTTTGACATAACGACTGTACAATTACTTAACTATGCTTTCGACATTGTACCTTGGGGCTCACGAAGTCCCGACTTATACATAGTGTATTGTACCAACCTGCTACTACTCAACAGCGTTCATATAGCTGCTCCACATGGCCTTCCCTTGGGGACTGTCAAGTTCTCCTTTCAGATTGCTCTGTGTCCCGTGTTGGACGGAAGTTTATCGCTGGTATAAATACCATAAGGCGTACTGTTACATACGCCCTAGTTATTTACACTTTATCTAAACAACTTAAGCAACAGACCAATACTTGGTCAACAATTGCGAATTGATTAGGTTTTTCATTACAAATATAACATAAACTATCTGTCATTATTCTTCTTCTTCAGGAAGTGTCATTCCTACATATTCAGCTACGTATTGAACAAGTTTAACTTGTTTCTTTAATACTTCAGTTATATTTAGAAATTGTTTAATAACTTCGTCGTTAAATTGTTCTTGTTGAGTTACAACATTAACGTCTTTACAACATTTATTTTCTTCCAATGTTACTCTCCTTTAATAAGTGCTTTAAATTTATTAAGCTTTTTCTAAAAGTTGATTTCTCTTGTTCAATAACCATATCATCTATAGGATATATAGTTGTTTCTAAGTCGTATTCGAATTCAACTTGCCATTCGTTCTTGATACTTAAATGATACTTTTTAGCTATATCATTAAGCAATGCCCAAGGTTGCCCCCAAGCACTTTCAAAATTAAATACAATTGTTCTAGTTTGTCCGTGAGTATTGTCAACATTTAATTTTGTATCCATATCTCCCCACTTTGTGCCCCAATTAGCATACTGCCAATCTATAGCATTAAGAACACCGTATTTATTTATAAGTTCCTTTTTATATTCATCAGTTAATGCAACGTAATTACCGTCATCATCATATGTCCATTCACTATGTCGTTCTCCGTCTATAGTTACTGCACCTGATGATATTTTCTCTATTGCTTCTGGTATAGGAAAAGCAAGTGTTAAATTATATAATACATTGTCATCTTCAATGTCAACTATATCTTGAAGTAGGTTCTCAATGTCTTCTACTCTTCCATGCATAGTTGTTGTGTTGTAACAAATATTAGGCACCTTTTTCCTCCCTATACCATTCGTTCATTTCTATCATTTGAGCTTTTATATCATCGTCGTCAGTTTTATTGATAAATTCTGTAAAATCATTACGTAAATCATCATCACTTAACATTGATACAACAAATTCTTTCTGAAACTCTGCTCCAAATTTATCAGCTAAAAATGTACATAGAAATAATTGTCCTTGTGCTAATAAACTAATCTTATTTTGCATATTATCTAGCATTTTGATTAAGTCTTTAACTATGTTGTCTTTTTCTCCGTCATTCATTCTTCCTCCAATATACGCTCTGCAATATTAGGTTGAAACATTTGGTTCCAGTCTGCATGCATAACTTCTAGCTCTTCGAATGTAGCTATAAAGTCTCCTGCATACATGTCGTTTAATGTTTGTTCTTCATTGTTATCTAAATTGATAGCGTGCATGTCAAACAAGTCGCCCCAATTATGTATAACCTTATATCCTATATTCACGCCTAACATTTCTAGTTGAAATGAAACACCGCCTCTATGTGGTGTATCATCATGTTGTGGATGAATAACTACGTTTGTAATTCTGTTACGTGTAGTTTCTGGAATATAATCTAATATAGCTCCTGCACTATATGTATTACTCTCCGTCTTCAATTTTTATCTCCTTTTTATTATTGAAAAAACATACTATATGTAGCATATCTATTGCTAGACATACTACATATAGTGTTAGTTCTCTTATTCTTCTTCTGAAGTATAAGTGAACACGTTATCGACTTTTGTCGGTGCTTGCCATATATCAAGAATATTTAACTCATTCTTGTACACTGGCTTACCAAAACTATCGGTATAGTTATTACTTTGCAATTTTGCACGTATCATAAGTCTACCAAATGGTCTTGGTTGTTCAGCGTTATGGTTAGCTTTAAGAAATGCTTCGATTTCATCTACTAACTCATTGCCATATGCAACACAAGTTTCACTAGCTTGCTTATTTTGTCTGCCGTCAGCAACAAACTTTATACCATTGATAAATTTGTTACCTGTTTTGCTAGAAACACCAACTCTAGGACTACCGTCAGTAGTCACTGTTGTTAATGCACCTGTAAGTATCACTTCGTTTACGTTCGATAGCGTACCTGCGTACTGTTTTAGCAACGTGTAGCTCCTTTCCGTATCGTACTTATTTTCTGATACTTTTCATTATCGATATAAAAACTTATGGTCGGTCGGCGGGCTTGGCCCGTATTGGAACAAGCCGACCGGCCTTCATCCATGTAGGATTTCTATTTGTTCGTGTGGATATCTATGCTTATATGCTATAAATATTTTATCTTCGTCATAATCGTCATCAAATGCTTTGATAAACTGATTATTAATATATACAAAATACACACTCTCTCCTTCTATGTATTAACCAACACTCTCCCTTCAAAACCTAATCGTTATGCAATTATGGTGTTAAAGTGTTGGATAATAGATATGTTCAAGGTCCGCAAACTGATTTACACGCTGGACTTTCAACTTGGATTATATATTTATTATTTTTTCCTAGGTCGCCCATTGGGCTGGCCCAATTGGGAAAGGGCGACCGAACGCCAATGTCTTGGCGAAACTTGCTTTTTATTTAAGTAGAACTTAGCCATTATCTCTCCATTTCACTTGCGTCTAACAAGTCTTTTAATGTAATATAAAATGGTCTATTTTTATCCCATCTATCAAATAAATACCAACTTATTATTATTTTTAACTTTTTTAACATAATATCCTTTCTAAGCAAGCGGGCCTTGTGCCCTTGTCGGAACGACGCTTGCGTTCTCTCCGTCTTACTTTGCTAATTACTTTTTTTTAAGAAAAAAAGACAAATGGTAGCAACTATCTCTAATTACTACCACTGTCTTAGTTAGGAAAACTGATTGAGAGAGTGTTTCCTATAACTCCCGCTAAGCATTACTCAACGCTATGTTGTGCTATTCCGCAAGGTGCGCAAAGGGATTTATCCCAAGTCTCACGACTGTCCCAGTCTTGGAACTTTTTGCTAAACCAAGAAGTAACGAACTTAAAATTAGTTCCTAACTTTTTAGTTTCCTCACAAGAACGACAAACATATGTTTTAGCTGTAGCTTCTGTAGCTTCTGCTTCAGACATATATCATACTCCTTATGATTTATATTGTGATGCACGCTAGTGCATAGACACCTCCACGAGTGCCCGCAGTGGAAAAAAGGTGGCTCACAATAAAATCATAGAGTATGTATGTCAAGCAGAATGAGACAGAAAACATAGTTTGTTGCTTGTGAAACTAAAAAAGACTGGGACATTGCACAACATACACTCTCTCATTCTTTTGTTTTAAACATATGTTTATATAATGTATATATCCATACAAACAGGTATCAATTTAATCTATCTAGGTCCATTTAAATTTGTATGGATATATTCTTATAACATATGTTTACAAACAACTACATACTATGTATGTAGAGATTTATATAGGTAGTCATATGTCATATATCTATGATATATGTCATATATCTTTGACCTACCTATTTAAATCTTTGTCTGTCATCTATCTAACGTATGTATTTAAAAATATGGTGGTAATTCTATAGAACGTAAGTAGTCATTGGTGTTCTGTAGTCTGTTTGGGCAGGGGCGGGCATCTTTTTTATAGGTCTTAATAAGAGTTTTGAACAGTTCTTGGGTACTTAATTTGCGTTTCTACGTTACACTATTACGAGTCTTAAGCTTTCTGCCTCCCGATGGCACCTTCACCTGTTTCTGTTTAATTGCTCCTAGTGTTTGTAATATACGATACTCTAGCACTATAATAAAATCTACGCAACAATCTACAGGAGATTAGATTTTTATGCCAAATTTAGTGTGTGTGGCACCTAACTGTAAAAAAAGACTATCAGGCAAACAACGTAAGTTTTGTTCAGAACAATGTAATAAGAGAACCTGGGCACAAACAAAACGTCATAATAAGAAAATTGAAGAAAAACCAATTAACCAAACTTATAAATCTGACGAGGGCGACTACGCAAGTGTACGTAGAGGTAAACACTATGAGGAATTTAAAGCTTTATATGCAGAAGCCCTAGCCCAGGGCGACATTACCGTTATTGGTGTGGCTAATGTTTTAGACGTTAGTTCTGCTACGGTATCTAGAATGCTTGCAGCATACAAATTAGACGAAGTTACAGCAACAAAACAATACGACTGGACACAACCTGAAGATGCTACTGAAAGTTTAAAAAATTTTTCTAGCTTCCGCTCTAAATACTTTGCAACGGAAACTGGAGAGAAATATGAAACTGCAGATTTTCACGAAAACTGGATTAATAGTATTCTTAAAGCTATAGATGAAGGTAATGAATTATTAATATTAAGCCCCCCAAGACATGGAAAAACAGAACTGTTAATACATTTTGCTGTCTATCAAATAATGCTAAATCCAAACATCCGAATTATGTGGGTTGGTGGGAACGAAGACATAGCAAAGAATGCTGTTAGTTCTGTATTAGACCACTTAGAACAAAACGAGAGATTAATAGAAGACTTTTGCGGTCCAGGAAAAAACTTTAAACCTGATAATAGGTCAGGAAAGAACTGGTCTCAAAATCAATTTACTGTAGGTACAAGAACAGTACCTGGTATTAAGTCTCCAACTATGGTTGCAGTAGGTAAAGGTGGAAAAATATTATCAAGAGATTGTGATTTAATTATTGCTGATGACATTGAAGACCACCAAACAACAATGCAACCTGGTGCAAGAGAAAACACTAGACAATGGTGGACAACAACTCTTTCATCAAGAAAAGAGGAACATACTGCTGTAGTAGTAATTGGTTCAAGACAGCATTCGGATGATTTATATCATCACTTACTTGCGAATGATGCCTTTGAATCTATTGTTGAATCTGCACATGATATAGCTTGTTCTATACCTGACCACTTGGAAGATGAACATATCAATTGTTTATTATGGCCAGGTAAACGTACATTCAAATGGTTAATGACTAGACAGAGAGCTGCAGAAACTACAGGTGGTAGAAAAATCTATGAAATGGTTTATTACAATCAAGCATTTGTTGAAGGTACACAAATTTTTACTATGGATATGATTGACAACTGCATGAGACCTGATTTGATTATTGGACAGATACCAGGTGGTTTACATTTAGTTGCAGGCCTTGACCCTGCTTCTGCAGGTTATCAAGCAGCTGTACTATGGGGTATAAATTCTTATAGAGGTGAGTTATTTTTAATAGACCTAGAAAATAGACAGGGTGGAGGAGTGAAACATGCATTACAGATTATGTCTGACTGGTATCACAAATATGATTTACAACATTGGGTTATTGAAGAAAACGGTTTTCAAACTGCTATTAGGCAAGACGATAAAATAAAAGAATTTGTTTTAAGGTCAGGTATAACTATGCAAGGACATGTTACCGGAAAAAACAAACATGACCCTATGTATGGTGTAGGTTCTATGGCAGGTTTATTTGAAAATCAGAAAATACATTTACCTACAGGAAACTCAGAAAGTATGGCTAAAGTTAATGCTTATAAAACACAGTTATTATATTTTGATGGAAAACCTGTTTCACAGCGAAACAAAGAAAAAACTGATATAGTTATGGCAGGATGGTTTCCAATGAAAGTGTTCAGAAGAATGAACAAAGAACAGTTGGCGACTATGGGATTAGACTATAATGCAAGTTATACTGATTTTGGATTTACGGAGATGAACGAAGCACCATGGGGATAGAAAATTTAGACATAAAAAACTATAAAGAGATAGTAGATAATGCTACTCAGTTAGTTACTGGAAAACCCACTAAGCACAGACAAGTACAAAAAGCAAGAATCAAAGCTATTTTAAATGGTGGTGCTGATGGTATGAAAGCATTGTTAGGAAATAAGATGGAAACATCTGATGCTGATTTATTACCAGCTCCTAATATGCTTCAATCAGGTATTGATAGATTAGCTCAAAAAATATCAGGAGTACCTCAAGTTAAAGTTGATATATTAAATCACAACACTTCAGATAGAGCAAAAGTTAGAGCAGAGAGATTAGAACGTATTGTTACTAGTTATGATGAAAAACAAAATTTAAATTTACAGTTGGCTCAAGTAGCACGATGGTTGCCTGGGTATGGTTATTCTGCTTGGATAATATCAACACGCACAGATAAAAACGGATATGTTTACCCAACAGCAGAATTACGAGACCCATACGATACCTTCCCAGGTAACTTTGGCCCTGACCAAGAACCAAGAGAACTAGCTGTATTACGTAGAGTACCAAGATATAAACTTGCACAGATTTATCCTGAGTTTGCAAAAGAGATTTTAAATCCAGATGAATCTGAAAATCAACAAGAAGCAGCTTTCGGTGCTGGAGGCCTTGGCCAGACGTATGAAAACGAGAAACAAAATAATTGGGAAGATAATACAGGCCAGGGTGTCCGCATAATTGAATATTATGATTTAGGTGGAACTTACATTGTATTCCCTGAAAAGAATATGATATTAGATTTCATACCAAACTTTTTAAGTACTCCTCCTTTTGTATTTATGAAAAGAGTTTCTTTTGATGAATTAAAAGGTCAGTACGACCACGTTATAGGTTTAATGGCTATGATGGCAAAAATAAATATTATGTCAGCTATAGCAATGGAGGACTCAGTATTTACAGAAACAAACATATCTGGTGAACTTGAATCAGGACAATATAGAAAAGGTAGATTTGCAATTAACTATCTTGCTCCTGGTACACAAGTAAGTAAACCTCAGAACAATGTTCCTTATCAATTATTTCAACAAGTTGACAGACTTGAAAGACAGTTGCGTATGGTTGGTGGCTACCCAGTTACCGATGACTCCCAGTCTCCTAATTCCTTTGTAACTGGTGCAGGTCTGTCAGAATTAAATAGCACTATGTCATTAATGATTAATGAATACAGAGAAATCATTAGACATGGTTTGCAAAAGATGGATGAGAAACGATTAGAACTAGATGTTCTATTAGGTATTCAATTTCCACAACTGAATAAAAAACCAATACAAGGTTTTTATGCAGGTACAGCTTTTGCAGAAAATTATTCTCCAGTTAATGATATTGGTGGAGATTATAGAACCAGACGTATTTATGGGGTTATGGCTGGTTTTGATGAACCACAAAAAATTGTTACTGGTTTGCAGTTATTGCAAGCAGGAGTTATTGATGTTGAAACGCTACAAGATAACATTGATGGCTTAGAGAATATAGCTAAAGTGCAAGAACGTATTAGAAAAAATAAAGCTGAAAATGTTTTATTTGAATCTGTTCTTGCAAGAAGTGCTCAGGGAGACCCTGCAGCAACTATGGCAGTCATAGCTATTTATGAATATCCAGCAGAAATGACTGAGATATTAAGAATGTTCTATACTCCACAGGAACCACAACTGGGACCTGCAGAGCAAGAAATGATTGCACAACAACAGCAGGCTGCGTTGGCACAACAAGGACCCCCAAGTGTTGCTACTGCATTAGGCGGTGTGTAATGGAAGACGAAAAAAAATTCTGGGATATGATTGAAACTGAATTTGGTATCTATGATATTTTAGATGATTCACATTTACATCAAATACCTAATACAAATTACATAATGATGCAACCTGCACCTGGAATAATAATTATGATAAATGAGGATTTTAATGGCAAAGAAACGTGGTAGAGGCGGTTATAGACGACCAACTCCAACAAACAAAAATGCTGTTAGTGGACCTGGAGCTTTAAGTCAAAGAACAGATGGTGCACAACCAGTAATGAGATTACCTAATGCAGGTTATGGTGAAAGTAAAGCATTTGAAGAACAACAACAAGCTGCACCTTTAGGTGATAGTGGTGGAGCAGGAGCTCCTAATTTAGCTGCTCCAGCTACTCCAGTTGCACCTCCAAATGTATTTGGTCCTACAGAAAGACCAAATGAACCTGCTACAGCAGGTGCTCCAATAGGTCCAGGTTATACACCACCTACACAAGATTTATATGATGATGTTGATGTATTATTATCTGCTTTGTATTCAGTAAACCCTCATCCTGTAATATTGGAGCTTATAAATACTAGGAGTATTTAATGCCCATAATCTGGAATGACCCTTTTGCAGAAAAGGATATAATTAATCAAAAAGCAAAACTTGATGCAAAGTTTAAATCTTATCAAGATTTTTTTAAATCTCCTATAGGAGAATACAAAGGAAATAATATTATTGATGGAACAATAGCATTTCCTGGTTTAGGTAAAACAGCAGCTGTTTCATTAGGAATGACTATTGACCAACCTTCTAAATCACAAGCTGCACAAGATTTTAATGAAGAATATGTTTTATCTTCTGTAGCAGAAGAAGCAGAATTATGGCAAGAGCTATCTGAAAAACACAATACATTTTTTAATGAAGGTTGGGAAATGAATATGGCTATTGCTCCAATTGAGTTTTGGACATTAGGTTTAGCACGACCTGGACCTGATGGTGTTTATGCTTCAAGAGCTGGAAGAAGTGGATTAAAGAATGCGAAGTTTGGAGACATACAATATGGTGTATGGGCTGCACAAGCTTGGGATGGTTTAATGCAAAACATTGGTTTACAAGGTAAATGGACTTTAGGAACTCCTGCTGGACCAGGTAGGTCATGGAGATATCTTGCAGATTTAATGGCATATGATTACAAAAGAATTAATGGTTTAACTCCTACACAAGCACAAAGTCAATTAGCAATAGATGTAAAAGGTACAAATGTTAAAGGTGTAGGTAAATTTACAAGTATTGGAGACCAGTTAAAAAAATATGTTGATATGTTTTCAGAAGCTAACAAAGTAGGTGGTCAAACAATTGTTAATGCTATGTGGAAAGAAATGCAAGCAGGTAGGCCAATTAACTTTGATAGAGATAAATGGATGCAATTTATTACATTGAAACCAGAAGATGACCCAAGATATCAAGATTTAATTACAACTCATGGATATGGAGAACAACAAGCTAAAGAAATATTTTACAAATATGTTGGAAGGCCATTAAAAGCTGAAGACAAAGATGGTGAAATACATTACACAAGTTTAGATAATCCTGCAAGAGTATATTTCTATGCTGGTCGTAGGTCTCATTGGGGATTAGGTTTTGATAGAAGTAAATTTAAATCAGTTTACGACCCTGGTGATGAACCAAGATTATTATATTCTCCTGGTAGGCATCAAGCTTCATTCGTTGCACCAGTAGGTACAGATGCATTTAAAAACTTATCAGGTACTTTAGATTTTACATATACCTTAGGTAGTGAAATTATTGGTGGCAAAGGTACTAAAGGTATAGGAAACTTATTTAAAAATTTAAGAAGAATTAATCCTTTATTAAATGCTGCTGATAAAACTATTGATTTAACTAAAGGTAGAAAAATAGTTCCAACTGACCCTAAATCACAAGCTGATGAGTTATTAGATGAAATTGGAGATTCTTTAGATGGTGGAAAACCTGGGGAACTTCCTGATGATTATCAAGGGTTTATTGATTCACAAACAGGACTATGGAAAGGATTAAGAACTAAATATAGACATTACAGAATATTAAGTAAAGATAGAAGAAATTATACCTTTTTAGGTACAGTTCCAAAAATATTTAGAGAAACTAAAGAAGAATTAATTAGCAGTCCATTTCAAATGAAACTTTATCAAACCTTAGTTGATGATGCAGAAAACTATCAATTTGCAGAATTTTATGCATATTTAAAAAGTAATCCTGTTTTTAAAAATTTACATGACGATATTATTGTAAGAATTGCTCAACATGCAAAAAAACAAAACATTGATGGCATTAAAAAGATTTATGGAGATTTAATAGATACAGGTATAACTATTGGAAAAAATAATTATACATTTGATAACAAGATGATGCCTAGAGGTGCAGCATATTTTAGAAACAAAGTATCAAGAGAAATGTTTAAAGCAGGTAGAGAATTATTAGATACACCAAATGCAACAAGATTTCAATTAGCTAGAGGTAAAGCTTTAACTAAATTAGGAAATAAAGATGCAGCTTATAAAAGTATTGGAGCAAACTTAGGTGCTTTAGGTAGAGTTGCTACACAAACAGTAATACCTAGTGCTTTAAAAATAGCAGGTAGAGCTCCAGGTATGCTTGTAAGAGGTGCAGGTGTAGGTATAAATGCTATATACGATGGAGTTACAGGACAATCAAGAGTTAGAAATTCTTTAAATAAAAAAGGTTTTAGATTATTTTTACCTGAAGATGAAGACATGCAAATTATTGATGGTGGAGTAGAAAAAGTTAAAAGAATAATTAATCAAGACTTTGTTCAAGAAATGCTTGATAAAGTTCAAGAAGGTTTAGGACAAACTTTAGTTACTGCTAATGCAATACCATTTGAAAAATACTTAGGATTTTCATCTAATTTTTATAGCAATACAGACCCATACATGAGAAGTATTATGGCTGTTGTTCCTGATATGGCAATTAAAGGATTAAATAAAGAAATTGCATCTCATCAATTATTATCACACATGACTGTTAATGGATACAGTGCTCAAAAGATTGGTCAAAGATTACTTGCATTAAGAAATACTGATTGGCGTAATAAAAAGAAAGTTAATTTCTTTCTTAAAGAACAAGCAGATATGGATATTGCATTAGTTAGGAGTAAAAAAGGAGATGTAGTAGCAGAACAAGTAGCTGAAGAAATTGCACAACAATTTGGCATTCAAGGAAAAATAGATGACATGACAGGTTATTTTATTGATAGAGATGGAAACACAATGCCACATGCAGGAAACGCATTTAGTAAAACTGAAGTACATGCGATACCAAATCATAAAGGAGAAGATTTTATATTAGATTCTGGTAGTGGACAATTGTTATCAGAGTTTGCTGAAAACATAACAGGATTTACTGACCATAGAATTATTAGAAGAGCATTAGGACCTGTTTATAGAAAAAGTCAAACTATAGGAAATACATTTGTTGAAACAGCTAAAGGTATTGCAATAGATTCTAAAAAATGGGCTGATTATCATTACAATTGGTGGACTGTAGATAGTGAAATAACTCCTAAGATGTCAGGCTTAATTGCTACTAAAAGTTTAAAAACAGATGCGTTAACTCGATTAGGAGATTTCTATACAAGAAAAGTATTTAAACCGTTAGTTCTTTTAAGATTTGCATTCTTAACAAGAGTGTTCTTAGAAGAGCAAATGAGATTTGTAATGGGAAATATGGATGGATTCTTTAATCATCCTATGCATTATATTCAATGGGTTACATCAGGAAAGAAACAAAGAAAGATGGTTATTACTGCTGGTGAATTAAGTGGAGCTGAATTAGATGCAGTAAAACTTATGCAGAGTTATGAACACTTTGAAGCTATACAAAAAAGCTTTACTCTTAAAGGTTTATTAGGTAGAGATAACAAAGCTGCAGCTGCTTTAAACTTTTCAAGAATTAATAAATCAGCAGGTATAGATAAATATACAAGTGCTTTAAGTTTTGAGTTATTGCAATTAAGAGGAGACCCATTAGCAAGATTAATTGCTAGACACGGACATGCAAGTGAAGAAGTAGCAGACTTTGCAAAATCAGCACAAGGACAAAAATATTTTCAAGATTTAGCTGATTGGGGTGGTAGTCAATGGGACAGAATAGTTCATGATGTAGATTTTCAACAACAACACATACAATCAATAGAAGCAAGAATAAGATTAAAAACAGGTGGTGTTTTAGAAAAAGGAGAATATTTTCAACATCAATCTGCTAGAGAAAAATATCGTTACAACATTATGAGCAACAGGTCTGCTTCAGGTTCTAATGAAGATTTAATTAAATTTATTGGTACTGGAGATTTGTGGGATATAGATAAAGGAAAATTAGTAACATTTATTCCTGAAGATTTAACTAAAGGTGAATTAACTAAAACAAACATGTGGAGAGGAAATCAAGCTAAATTAGATGGACTATTAAAGAGATATGTTCAATCAGATGACATCATAGGCCCAACAGGTAACAGAGGATTAAACCTAGATATGGGTGATTTAAAATTAGCTACTGAAGTTGTTGACCAAACTAAATATGGTAAAAAAATGGATGAATGGGTAAATCATATGTTTACACATTTGATGACTAAACCTATTGGTTATTTAAATCGTTCAACAGCTTTTAAACAATATAGATATCAATACTTGTTAGCTAACTGGGAAAACATACAACCAGCTGCAAGAAAAAGGTTTATAGAAGAAGCTAAAGTATTAAACATACCAACAAAAGTTCAACAGGAAATGGCTTTTCTTTCTAAATCAAAAAAGGTTAGAGAAGGAGCTATGGATTATGAATTAGCAAATAATGCTTCTAAATCTTTTGGATTAAGTGGAACAAAGAATTTATTATACGATGCATCTAAGAGACATTTAATTTCTGACATAACTAGAAACATATTTCCATTCCCTGAAGTTTGGTTTGAAGTTGCACAGACATGGGGCAAGTTATTAGCAGATAAACCATACGCTATGCGTAACGCACACGTAGGAATTAGAAGTGGTGAGAATTGGATGACTGAAGGTAGTACTGAAAGAAATGAAGGTTTTATAACTGCTAATCCACAAAACAAAGATGAAAAGATGTTTGTATGGCCATTCTCTGGTTTCTTATCTAGTTTAGTTTATGGAAAAAATGTTGAAGGTGATGCTTGGACTGAAACACAAGTAGCTTCTAAAGCTTATTTATCTGGTATAAATTTATTAGGACAAGGTTTCGTACCAGGACCAAACCCTATGGTTGGGTTTTTAGCAGATAAAGTATTACCAATAGAAAAATGGCCAGCAGAAGTTAAAGATACATTGTTTGGTGGATTTGTACCTGAAGGTAAATTTCTTGATGGTGCAGTACCATATCCACCTTGGTTTAAAAAATTAGCAGCAGCTATGACTGACCAAGATTTAGATGAGGAACCAAGACATCAATTTGATGAAATGCGTGGAGCTGCAACAATACAAGTTTATAGATATGGAATGATTACAGGACAAAATCTTAAATTATATGAATCAGGTGATTTAGATGTATATTTAGATGAAGTAGATTCTAATTGGTCAGAAGATGATGCTGACTTTATACAAAAAAGAGATGAAGCATTTTTATTATATTCTAAAAGAAAAGCTAAATATTTATTTGGATTCCAAGCATTAGCACAGTTTATGTTACCTACAGGTTTTCAACCAACTTACTATGTCAAAGATATAGAAGGTAATAGTTGGAATGCATCAGTATTAGCTGATGAATATAGAAAACTATTGTTAGATAATGAAAATGATGATACTGCTGCTGCAGAAGATTTTATAAACAAATATGGTTTAGAACATGGTTGGTTAACTGCACCAAGTAAAGTATCTAAAGGTGGTAGAAAAAATTATGGATACAGAGCTGCTAAGTTTCAAGAAGAGAATAAAGAAATATTAAAAGAACTTAAATTAACATCTTGGTTAGTACTCCCAGAAAACCCTGCTGAAGCTAGAGCTACATCTGATTTAATACCTGATAAAACACAATTAACACCTGATGAGTTTAGAAGAAACGTTAATGATACAATTGGATACTTTAGATATCAAGCATATCAAGACCAAATAAAGAATTTAGGTTTAAGTTCTACACAGGAAGTAATTGCTAAAAGATGGTTTAGAAATGAGTTAATTCTACAATTACCTGGCTTTCAAGAAGATGATTGGGGATTATACGAAACTGTATCAAGTAAAGATATGTTTAGAGAAATGAGACTTAAATGGTTAAGTAATCCTGTTGTTATGAACCAAGATACAGGAAAAGGTTTTGCTAAAATGCTAGTTGATTGGGAAGAGTTTGAAAAAGTATCAACACAATTGTCTCCTACTAAAAACCCTGAATGGTGGTTACAAAGTACAGATGAAAGAGCTGTTTATATGCGTATGCTTATGAATCAACAAGCTCAAGCTATTATGATAGAACATCCTGATTTCTTTCACGTATGGACATCTGTAATGCTAAAGTTATTTAGAGACGATAAAGAATTATTATTAGAAATGGGATTTAATGAGTGAAAAATTTGATGCATCTAACATAACTGTTAGTACAGGTAATCAAGCACAAGAACAAATAAACGATTTTAATGGATTAGTTGATTTATTTTCAGCTGTATTTGGAGTTGACCCAGTTACAGAAAATGTTGATTTTAGACAAATTATTGATGCACCTGTAGAAGAAGGTAAAACTACTAACAAATATGGATTAACTCAATCAGAAATAGAAGAGCTAAAAATTGCATTTGATAATGATAATATTCTAGCTGCTACTGCAATATTAAAATTAAAATCACAAAGTCAAGGTGTTGGTCCAGGTAATCTTTCAAAAGACACTATTACTTATATAGGACAAGCATTAGGTCAGGGATTGACTACTGATGAAATATTAGCTAATTTAAACATGTCTGGTGGATTAGATAGAGGTTATGAATCTAAAGAAGGCAGAATGGTTACTGAAATAGGGCCTGATGGAAAACCAGTACCTGACCCAGAAAATCCAGGTGCATATAAACAAAAACCATTTACTTCACATTTTACTAAACAAGTACAATTTTTTATTAATGATTTAAGTACTCAAGAAGATATTGAGTTGTTTCAAAATTATTTAGTAGCAAATAATATTGTCTCACCAGAATACTGGGTTGGAACTGAAGGTGAATATAGTTTAGCTTTAGAATCTGCTGTTACAGAAATAATGGCATGGTTTGATGCAAATCGTTATATAGACCCTAACAGTACAGAAATGGCAACAATATTAAATGATGAAATGAAATTCTTTACTAGTAATCAATATTATGAGTGGCAGAGTAGGGGTGTTCCTGGAGTAGATTTTGAAGAATCACCTTGGGCACAAGACTTTGAAAAGAATTTAAAGTTATTTAATCATGCTGTACAAGAGTATGGAAAATATAATACTGAAGTATTTGATTTAGCTAAAGCTAGAAGCAAAGAACAATTTATAGAAAATCTTAAAAAGAATTATCAAGTACCTTCTCCAATGCAAAGACAAGAAGATGTAAAAGATTGGTTTAGATGGAAACTAGGAAGAGAAGCTACACCTTCAGAAGTAAGACAATGGGCTAATTCAATTGCTCAAGATTATTCTGATAACTTTAGAGAAGTTAGTTCTAACCTTTGGGCTATGACTGAATCTGCTAAAAGCGAACAATGGCAAGCAGATTATCTAGCTGGAAAACCTCCTCCATCTTTTAATCAAATGACAAGTTTACAAAATGAACTTGCTGTAGAAGACCCAATGGCAGTTCAATATGCAGACCGTGAACAAGCATATTCTAAAGAAATAGCAGCTCATGAAGCAGGTAAGCGAAAGAAAGAAGTCCAGAGTATGGTGTTGCGTATGATGTTTGGTAGATAATGAAATCATTAGCAACCATTAATCCTAACGTACAACAACCATATAAACCTGAAGAATTAGACCCTGGTACTCAACAAGCTATTGAATCTTTACAAGAAAATATTGATAAAAAACAAAAAGAATTAGACCGTTTAAATAATTTTCAAGAATATTCATCTCTTAAAAAACTTTCTTATGAAAAAAGACAAAGTTTAATTAAACAAGCTGAATTTGCTATTGCAGATTGGAATGAAGAAATTCGTCAAATGACAGCTACTAGTGCTGAAAATTTAGAATGGGAAGCTAAAGCTGTATCAGGTAAAGATATTGAAGTTGACCCTGTATTAGCTGAAGCTGCTAGACGTAAAGAACGACAACTACAAGCTAGACAGAGAGTTGCTGAAAAAAAATTAAAAGCTGAACAAACTACTGCTAAAGCTCCTAAAGTTACTAAAGTTGTTCCTAATAAAACTTTTGAAGTATCTACTAAAGGTGATGATTTAGGTAAACAATTCTCAGCATTAAATGCTACTTTTAAAGAAGGACCATACGCTGGTAGAACTATAGAAGATGTATGGCAAAATGAAATTAAGAAATCTGGTAAAGGTAGACCTCCTGCAGAAGATAGTATTTTATTTGGCAAAGATTACCAAGTAAGTAAAGATGAGTATCAAAAACTTTGGCAAAGATGGGCAGATGAAAATCCTGAATTAATAAATCAATTAAAAGCTAAAGTAGATGAAGGTTACAATTTAGTAGATAGTTTTGCAGGTGACCCTAATAAAACAGTTAATCAAGCAGAAGCATTAACTAATGTACTTAATAATCAAAAAAGTGGAACTGTATATAACACAATTGAAAATCCAAGAGGTTTAAATCATTACGTAAATAGAACACTATATAATTATGCAAATAGTGATATAACATTTGATTTTACTGCAACAGAAGGACCTTCAGGTGGAGGTAATAGTGCAGGTAAAGGTACTCCTGATTTTATGAAAAAATGGACTAATGTTGCAGTAGATAATGCAGGTAAATTAACTGCTTCTAATATTGATGAAATTGCACAAAAACTTGCTGATGCATTAACTTCAGGTCAAACAGTTAACATTGCTGGTCATGGTAATTATGAAAGTATCAGAGGTGGTTTCTCTAAAGCAGTATGGCAATCACAAGTTGATGGAACTATGCAAACAATATTTGATAAAGCAATAGAATTAGCAGGAGATAAACCTATTACAGGCAAAGTTATATCAGGTGGACAATCAGGTTTTGATGAAGCTGGTATTCGTACTGCTAGAAATTTAGGTATTCCAACAGAAGTTAATGTTACAGAATACACATGGCGAGATGCTAGTGGTGAACATTATAATGATGAACAAGGTTTCAAAGATAGAGTAAATGCAGATAGTTATGATTCAGAAACTTTCCAAGGTAAAACTCCTGAAATTAAAACTGTAGGTTGGATAGATGAATTAGCTGATAATGAAATATTTGTTTTTGGAAGTAACCAAAAAGGAATACATGGTAAAGGAGCTGCATTAGATGCTAAAAATAAATTTGGTGCTGTACAGGGAGTAGGAGAAGGATTAACTGGACAATCATATGCTTTACCTACAAAATCTACTCCTTATCAAAGTTTAACTATAGATGAAGTTAGTAAAAATTTAGACACGTTTTTAGAAGTTGCTAAAAATAATCCAGATAAAACTTTTAAAATGTCAGCTATAGGAACTAACCTAGCTGAGTTTAAACCACAAGAAATAGCAGATATATTATTTAGTAAAGATATACCTAGTAATGTACATGTACCTGAAAGTTTATTTAAATTAAAAAGTGATACTAAATTTGGTCCTGGAGCAGCAGACCCAAATGACCCTGCATTTAAAGCAATTTCAGAAGTAGAAGCAAAATCAAATACTCCTGGTTTTGGTCGTTATGCTATTTATTTAATAGACCCTATATCAGAGTTAATAGAAGATGGTGCTATAGCTTTAGCAGCTAAAATGGGATTTCCAAAAGTAGCACAAGGATTAATGTATTTAATGTATTATGAAGCAGCTAACTTAGTATCAGGAATATTAGATGCAACTCCACAAGCAGCTAATCAAGCAGCTTTAGCACAAATGGACCAATCAATGATATTGGCTGCAGGAATTGGTATGGTAGATGAAGAACAATATGCTTCATGGAAAGAAGATTTAAATAATGCTACAGTTGAGAATATAGAAAAAGCTATGAAAGATGTAGAACAAATGGGAAGTAGAAGTCCTTTAAGTCATGTGTGGATGTGGGCTGAAGAAAAAACAGGAGCTAAATTCAGTCCTTGGCAATGGGGATGGGTACAAGATATAATGGGTTCTGTAGGAAATCAAATGGCAAAATTAGGTAATCATGAATATTAATATTAGACATGCTCCTCCAGGTTCGGATAGTTCATTAGTTTATGTAAAAGAAACAGGTAAATTTTATATTCGTGTAGATATAGGAGAAATTTCTTATTTAATGGAAGCTCCTGAAGGAATGACAATACATGATTTAATTGATGACCCTGATAATCTTTTAGGTCGAATTCAATTAGAAGATGATAATCCAATTCTTCAAGCACAAGATGTAGGTTTATTAGTACAATTTGAAACTGAAGAAGATTTTGATGGAGCTATATACGAAGGTGATTTAAGAGAATCAATATACCTTGATACAAGTATTACAAATATATCTAAAGAAGTAATAGGTTATTGGCAAGATAGTGAAACTTTTGTTGAAGGTTCAGGTATAAACTGGATACAAGATACTTTAACTCAAATTGAATTGCTTTCTAAAGATGCACCTTGGTGGAATGACCCTGCTTATATTGATAGAGTAGTAGGTGCATTATTAGAAAACGGAGAACAAGGTTATAACGATTTTATTACTTACGGAATAACTGAAACAGGACAATCACATTCTGAATTTTTAAAATCATTAGGATATAATCCTGCAGAATGGGATGCTTGGAAAGAATTTAGTCAAGACAAAGATGCTTTTCTTTCATCAAAAGACGATTACAAAATGAAACTACAAGCTGATGTTGAAGCTAAAGGTGGTACATTATCTGATTCAGCATTAGATTATGCAGCTAATGAAGTTGCATGGGGTAGATGGTCATTAGCTAAAGCTACTCAACAAGTATTAAAAGCTATAGATGAATATTCATATGGTGATTTAGATGCAGGATTTGCTGGAGTTATTGGTGGAGAAGGTTTTGCTAAAACTAATATAGAAGAAGATACAGTAAGAACTTTAATTGATGAATGGTTACCAGAAGAACTTAAATCTGAATATGAAGCTAAAATTGGTGAGTATGCTGGAAAAATAAGAAATAATCCTAGTTTTAAAGCTTCTTTAATAGAACAAATGAAACAAGAAAGATTTGAATTGTATCCACAATATGATAAGAATTTACGTTGGGGTACAATAACTAAAGGTAAAATAGGTAAAGCTTCTAGAATATGGGGTATAGATACAGCAAATATCAGTGCAACAGACCCTACTATACAAAAAATATTAACAGATAATAATCCTGAAACAGAAGGTGAAATATTAAGAACTGCTGGTATTGAAAGAAATTATGCTGGCACTATGAGTGATTACAATAGGTCTTTAACAAATGCATTTGGTTCTGGAATAGTAAGGATAAAAGATAACTAATGGCTAAATTTATAAGTGAAGAAGCAGGTACTTCTGGAAAGCAAATGACTATTTATAAAGATGGTCAAACTACTACTGCTCAATTTTATAAACGTGAAGGTGAAGAACTTTCTGAATACGAACGTATGGTTGAAGATGGTTGGACTGATGCTCCTACTGGTGGACAAGGTTTAGGTGACCAAGCTAAAGGTTACAATATAGGTGCAAGTTTATATAAATTTTTTCCTGAAGATGTATTAAATGAATATGCAAAAAACTGGGCTACGTATGGTGAAGATGCTTTAGCATTATCTGTTACTAGACAATCACAATCATGGAAAAATGAATTTGGTTATTTAGAAAGAGATGATGGTAGTTTAATAATGTCTGAACTAGAAGCAGTTGCAGATATAGCTAGTTATAAAGAAACATTACGTGAAATAGGTATTGTTGATACTTCAATGTTTGACGGTAAATTTAAAGAATTAGTTGCTGGTCAGACTTCACCTTCTGAATTTCAAGATAGAATAAATTTAGTATATGACAAAGTTGTTGACAATATACCTGGAGTAGAAAAATTATTTAGAGATACTTATGGTATAGATACAGATGCACCTACTATATTTGCTGCTTTAATTAATCCTGATATAAACGATGATTTATTAAAAGGTAATATTAAATCACTTACTATAGCTGCTGAAGCAGATGCTGCAGGATTTACTGGTTCATTTGAAAGATTTGATGCTCTTAGAAAAGCTGGATTAACACAAGAAGGAGCTAGAACACTTTATCAAAGTGCAGAAAATACTTTAGGAATGGGCATTCAAACAGGTAGTGAAATAAGTTTAGATACATTAGAACAAGCAGCAATAGGTGATAGAACTGCACAAGAAACTGTTGGATTATTAGGAGCTGAAGCAGCTGCTATGTCTAGTGCAAGAATAGGTGCTAAAAGAAAAGATAATAAAGTTACTGGACTTACACAATATTAGTGTATAATAGGTTTAGCGTTGCGTGGTCCGCTAAATAGACCTGCAATCAGCTTTCAGAGCCTGCGTAGAAAGCTTGTATAGAAACCGCAGAGTAAGGACTTAGGGAATTAGTTACCCAGCCCGAAAGTCAAGTGTGAAGGGTAGCACCACGGCTAGGTTCCACAGGCTTAGTCTGATAGGTTAAAACTGTGAGGAGGTACGAAATGAACGAATTTGATGCACCAGATAGTACTGGAGCAAAGGCAATGCGTGAAACCATTGATAGAAAGAGTGATGAAAACGCTAAATTAAAAGCGGAATTAGAAGCTCTTAAGGCTGAAAAAATGGATGGAATATTCAATCAATTAGGTCTTGATACATCAAAAGGTTTTGGTAAAGCCCTAAAACAAGTGTATGACGGGGAAGCTAATTTAGAAGCAGTCTCCGCATTTGCAGAAGCTGAGTATGGTTATTCTGCAGGTAATGTGGCCCAAGAGGAAGTCACACCCCCTGTTGAGGAACAACCTGTACAAGACGATGCTAGAGCTAGAGTTGCAGCACTTGATGCAAATTCCGCAAGTGACGTGCCAAGAGATGTTCTTGAAGAACTACAGAATATCATTGCAAAGGGTAGTCCTAAAGATTCTATCCGTGCAAAACTTACTCTGATGGAAGATGAAAAGAATAACTCGCAATAATTAAGTACAAGCTAAACAACTAAATACGGAGGTGTTAAAATGGCAGCTATTTCGCTGACAAATAATACAATTTACTCCCAGAATATTAATAATTTTACTGGTGAGTTATTTCGTGTTGGTGGTCAAAGGACTCCATTCCTTTCCGCAATAGGTGGTTTAAATGGCGGTAAAGTACTTCAATCCACTTTTTGGCAAATTCAAGTAGCTGATAGTGCAACAATATCTTCTGAACCTACAAAAGCTCAAGAAGGTGCTCAACCTACAGAATATTTAGGAAGAGACAGAGTTGCATTTACAGGCGTTACTCAAGTTTTCCATAAAGGTGTAAAGATGTCTTATACTGCTATGGCAACTTTTCAACATCAAAATCCATTTGATTTGAGTGCAAATATTATTAACTCTTCAGATGGTGATGGAACAGTTACAGCAGCTGATAAATTATCATTAGCTGGTGGTAACCCAATTGTTGATGAGTTCTCAGAGCAATTAACATTAGCTCTTGAAAAATTAGCAAGAGAAGTTGAGTGGTTTGCATTCAACGGTACATTTGCTGATGGTGCTAACACAACCCCTGGTAGTGGAACTAGAGAAATGCGTGGTTTATATGAATACCTACAATTAAACAAGAATGCTAGCAACACTGCAGCTTCTGTTGCAAATGGAGGTAATGCATATTACAACGACACTGATGGAGATGACACAGGAACAAGACAAAAGATGACATGGGATACTGTCGCTGGAGTCATGAAGAGAATGTATGATGCTCAGGCACCAATGATTCAACCTGTTCTTGTTGTAACTCCAGGTCAACTTCTATCTCTTAACAAAGAGTTAGTAGAAGCCACAAGTCCTGCAACAGCAATGAATGCAGCTATCCTACCAAGAGATAGAAATATTGCAGGTGTTGATATCGATACAATCGTTACTCCTTTTGGAGCTATTGGATTGATGGTTATCGACCCTAACATAATGCCTAACTCTAAGGGTGCAGCTTTCTTGCTTGACTTTGCTTTCATACAACCAGTGTTTACCAACATCCCAGGATTTGGTACTGTGTTCGTAAGAGACTTAGACCAAGACGATTACGCTAGAGTTGGTAAAGCAGTTTACATGGAGATGGGAATTGATTTCGGTCCTCCAGGTTATCACTGCGTTATCCACAACGTCGTACAAGAATAAAATTAAACAGAACTTTGGGAGTTGCTCCACCAGCTCCCATTGTTCTGCTAAGATGATAAGGATTAAAAGAAAGATTTTATGGCAAATAAAATACAAAATGTTAAGTACACAGGTAGTAGTACAACATCACCTGCAATAGATTTACATAGTAAATTAGTATGTGGTTTCTTACCTGGTTCTGATTGGAACGGAACAAGTATATCTTTTAAATGGTCTGCTGATGGAGCTGCTTGGAAAGATGTAAAAGAAACAGATGGTACAACAGTAAGTTATACAGTTGCTGCTGATGATGTAACAAGAGTTGACCCTAGTGGTTGGGCTTTTGCATCCGGAGGATATTTACAAATAATATCTGGCTCTACTGAAGATACTAGCTCAGAAATAAAAGTTTTATTAAGAAGTAGTTAGGAGCAACAATGAGTATGCTCTTAATGTTACGAGAGGGTAGAACTTTAGGTATAGAAACTATAGCTACACCTCAAACTCCTGTAGAACCTTCATCACCTATTGTTGACCCTAATGACAATGCTAATGATGGATTCTATGGATTAGGTGCGTTTGGTCAAGCTATATTTGCTGGAGAATTAGTTGAAGAAGGTGCTGCATAATGAGTTCAAATATAGGCGGATTAGTTGATAGAGTATTTAGAGAGTATCTAGAACCTGCTGATGATTTAAATTCATATACTGCACTTAATACTGGTATTAATGCTTCAGTTACTACAGTATCTTTTAATAATAATTTACTGACATCAGAAGAAGAAGATGTTTTAGATGCAGGAACTTTAATAGAAATTAATCATGAACTTATGTACTGTACTGAAATTGATACAATTAATAACAATATAACTGTTGTAAGAGGAGCTAGAGGTACAACTGCTGCTGAACATACAGCTGGAGATTTAATTAAAATAGCACCTGCCTTTACACGTAAAGCAGTATTTGATGCAGTATGTGACCAAATAAAAAACTTATATCCAACTTTATATGCAGTAGAAACAGTAGAAACTACTAGTGGTACTGGTTATACATTATTAGGTTCATATGATTCTCCAGGTACAAACAATTATTTAGTGACCCCTATAAAAGCTATATCTCAATATACAGACTGGTCTGCAGGTTCAGACCAAACAGGTTTAACTTTTAAAGGTGTTGCTGTTGAATTAATAGATTTACCTAATCCTTTTACATATACTGATAGTACAGGAACAGAAAGAACAATAACTTATACTACAGGACCAAGTGTTGTACATGCATTACAGTTTGCAGGTATAGCTTCTGGTCATACAGTTTATGTAACATTTAAAAAGAAATTTATAGACCCTACAGCAGAATCTGATACATTAGCAACAATAGGACTTGAAGATGAATATGAACCAATTATTATGGCTGGTGCTGCTGCACAAATGTTATCTGGTCGTGATATACCTGCTGCTACAAGTGATTTTATAACTGACCAATTAGCTGTTTCTACATATCCTGTAGGTGCATCATCCAATATTAGAAATGGATTATTATCCTACCAAGCAACATTAATTGACCAGGCTAAAAAAGATTTGAAAGCTAGGTATCCTGAGCCAGTAGCTCTTAACCAAATAACTTACCCAAGCTAATGCCTAGGCCAGCAACACAAGCAGAAGTTTCTAATCCTAAAAGAAAAGGTTATGATTTTCGTATAGATAATCATTTGTATAGAGCTGCTATATCATCTGAGGTTCAAATGCAAATACAATCATCAGATGTGGAAGGACAAGATATTAATGTTAATCAAAACGCAGAGGACTTTACTAAAAACATTGGACGAATATATTCTAGGAATAATTTTTCTGGTGGCAGCAATTTGGATATGGCCCATAAAAGAGGTATGGCTGAAGGAGATGTTACTAGATTTTGGGATAGTTCTGGTGTTGATGTTTTTACACAAAATAAGGGTACGCCATATAGTTTAAAAATGTTATTTCAAACAGAGCTAGAACAAGCTTTGTCATCATCTGATGGTGATAATCATATGGCTATTGTTGGTACTAGAATTTATGTATCTGATGATGAAGTATTGTATAAATCTGATGATGGTGGTGATACTTGGAGTACTGTAACAGAAGGTTTAACTGCAGGATATAACATTAAAGGTTTAGCTGCACATGGTGACCTACTATATATAGTAGCTAATAATGGTTCAGCTGGAGAAATAGAAAATTTAACTAGTGGTGGTACATCTACACAAAAAATGTCAGCAGCTATTTATGATGGTATTTGGTCTGTTAAAGGGTTAATGCTTGTATCTACTGGTACAACATTACATCAATATGATGGAAATACAACAGTAGGTTCTGCTATAGAAACATTACCTTCAGGACAAAGTTGGACTGATGTTGTAGATGCTGGTGCAGTTATTTTAGCTGTTGCAAGTGATGGAAGAATATATTCTATTAAAGATAGTTCTGGAACATTTGCTGCTGCAGGTACTACAGAACTAAAAGGTGAAGTAGCTACTTGTATTACTGAAACACAAGGACAAGTATTTTATGGTACAAAAGTTACACAAACTGGAAGTAAAGTTATAGGTAGATTATATAGTGCTGATTTAACAGTAGCTAATGACCTTTATGTTCTTGGTAATCAACAGTTAATTAAAGAATGGAATATAGATTCTATTGATGCTAGTCCTTACAGATTATATTCAACAAGAGACTCTGTCTATACAGGTATAAAAGAAACGGCTGATAATTCTTATTTATGGAGATATTATCTTCCTACTGCAGGTATAGCCAGAGATTTAAAACTTGGTGCAGGTAATGTTGTTAAATGTATTAATTCAATAAATGAAAAGTTTTTAGCTAGTGTTCAAGGTAGTGGTGTATATCAAGAAACATCTAATTATGAACAACAAGGTTATCTTATAACAGCTAATGCAGATTTCTTTACTGCTGAGAAAAAACAATGGGTTGAAGCTCAAATTGAAACACAAAATATATCAGCAGGACATACAGTAGAATTACATGTATCAGATGATATAAAAGCTATAACATCATCAACTCATTCAAGTTGGGATAGAGTACTTAATTTACAATCAGGAAGTGGAACTGTATCAGCTCAAGTAGATAAAATATCTAGATATGGTTCAATAAAAGTTGTTTTAAATTCAGCAGGTACTAATACTGCACCAGAAGTTAACTCTATTCAATATCGTGCATTAGCAAGACCGGAACTTGTAATGGTACAAATACCTGTAAACATTTCTGATAGAGTTGAAAGACCATTTAGAAAACCTATAACTGTACCAAATTTAGGTGAAACAATTTATCAATCATTAAAAGATAAAGAAGGTACACCAGTAACATTAGAAATTTATGACCCTCAAGAAATAATAAGAGGAGTTGTAGAAAAAATACAATACCCTATACAAAGTAATCCAAACTTTGGTAGTGTAACAAGATATGCTATAATTACAATTCGTGGGACAAGACAAGAAGTTTATGCTACATTAACTTCAGGTAATGCACCAGGAATAAATGCATATGGTATTATGAGATTCGGATAGGTAAGGTATAATAGAAACATATGACAGCAAGAGAAACTAATTTAGTAAACGCTTTTGAAACTACTTTAGATGGTGCAATTGCATCAGGAGCTAATAGTGGTATTGCTTTAACAGATAATCCAGGTGTAGCAGCACCTGTTTATTTAGTATTTGACCCTGATGACGACAGTAAAAGAGAAGTTGTTCTTTGGACTTCAGGTGCTTTTGGTTCTATGTCTGTAACTAGAGATGTTGATGCTAAACATGGAACAGACCCAGAACATGCTGATGGAACAAAAGTAAGATTAGCTGTAGTTAAACAACATATAGAAGAAGCACACGATGCTATTCAACAAGGTTTTGTATTAGAAGATGATGATGGTACAGAGGTTACAATTAACCCTGCTGTTGCATCAGGAGTTTATACAGCAAGAGAAGTTAAGTTTATTGGTTCAGGTATTACAACAAACTGGACAAACACATCAAACGGAACTGATGGAGACCCTTATGATTTAACATTTACTAATGATGCAATAGGTAAACAATCAATATGGGTACCTGCTGCAGCTATGTATCCAACACAAACAGATGGATGTGCTGGAATTGCAGGATTAGACTCAGGTAGTAACACAGGTCCTGACCTTTATACATTAGATTTTGATGCTAGTGCAACAGAACATGCACAGTTTTCAATAGCTTTTCCTTCATACTGGAACGAAGGTACAATTACATTTAAAGTTTATTGGACGTCTGAAGCAACAGATACAGATGGTGTTTCTTGGGCATTAAAAGCTGTAGCTTTAGCTGATAGTGATTCATTAGATACAGCATTTGGTACAGCTATACAAGTTACTGATGATGCTATAAGTGCTGCTAAAGATTTATATATTACAGGAGAAAGTGCAGCTGTAACAGTAGCAGGTTCTCCAGCAGCTGGTGAATTAGTATATTTCGATATTGCAAGAGACCATGACGAATCAAATGACGACATGGCAGAAGATGCAAAACTTATAGGAATTAAGATATTCTATACAGTAGATGATGTCCACGAGGCGTAAGCCATGGTAGGACCTACATCATTTGGTTATCAAAACTTAGGATTTGGAGGAGGAGGTGCTGGTCTTCCACCTTATTTAGGTGCAGCAACATCTGCTGATTTATTATGGCATATAAAAAATTATGAATTCGGTACTTCTAATGCAACTGTATCTGGTGGCTTTAATGTTAATGGCGTAACACTAGCTATGGAAGGTTTAAAAGTAGAAGGTGATACTACAATATCAGGTGATACAAATGTAGGTTCAGGTACTGCAGATAGTCTTGGAACAGCAGTTAGATATGAAGGTAACTTAACTGTAAATGCAAGTCAAACTCTTTCTGTATCTGCTAGAAAAAGAGGATTATATCTTTTTGTTGATGGTAATTTAACTGTTAATGGCACTATATCAATGGTTAATAGAGGTGCTGATGGTCAAGCGGAACAAGCTGTACAAATTAATGATGGTGCAGGAATATATAGAACAGCAGGAACTACAACAATAGCAACTGCAGGTTCTGCTGCAGGTGGTGCTAGTGGTAATACAGGTGTTGATGGTAGTAATACTACAACTGGTTTAACTGCTGGTGGTGGTGGAGCAGGTGGTAATGGTTGTACATCTGGTGGTTCAGGAGCAAGTGGTTCTAGCTTTACAGGAGGTTCTGGTGGTGGAGGACATGGAAGGTCTAACTATGGTTGTGGTTCTAGTGGAGGTGCTGCAGGAACTTTAGGTAATGCTGGTGGAGCAGGTGGTAATGGACATAATGCTAACTGGTCACAATCAGCAGGTGGTTCTGGTGGAACAGGAAACCCTGGTGGTTCTGCAGGTACAGGTTATCAAAGTTCTAGTTCTAATGGTTATGCTGGACAAGATGGTACTGGTGGATTACTTGTTATATATGCATCAGGAAATCTTACAGTAGCTTCTGGTGCAACTATTTCAACTAGTGGACGACAAGGTTCAACTGGAGACTTACCAGCTTGTGGAGGTAACTGTGACTCTGGTGGTGGTGGTTCTTCTGGCGGAGGTATTTTAGTAGCTATATGTGGAGGTACTTATTCTAATAGTGGTACTGTAACATCAGCTGGTGGTGCTCAATCAGGTGCAGGAAGTGCTTGCTCAAGTTGTTATGGTAGAGCTGGAGGTAGCGGTGGATTACTCGCTGCAGGAGGATATTTAAGATGAAATTAATTTATGATATAAATAATGAAGAACATAGAAATTATGCTGCTGCTCAATTAACAGAAGCAGATACAAGTGTAAATGAAATTATACCGCAACCTTTATGGGAATTTGAAGCTAATGCTTTTTCTTATAATAATATAATAACTTGTTCTGTACCTACGCATCCTGATGATATAGGTTCAGATACTCAAGTATGGTTGCCATATAGTGATGACCCTAATAATGAACAAGCATTTGCTACTTATTGTGTAAGAAATGGTGGTTATGTTTTAACTAATGTTGAAGGATTAGTAGAAGGTACTTTTGGTGATTGTAGCGTATATGGAATAGATAAACCTACATGGGAACAAGTACAAACAGAAAAAACTTATCTTAATAGTGTTATTGCTGCAAAGAATGAAGATAATGAAATATCTACAATAGATAAAACATTAACAATTCCTTACAATGTAAATGCACATACTGCAAAAAAATATTTTGATACAAGAGAAGATGCTGCTGCATTTCAAACAGATTTAGATAATGCTGCTGCACCAGTAGAAAACCCTTATATTACTGTAGATAACTACTAAACTAGTATTATGACCTTAGATGTGGAGTATCGAAATCCGTTAATTAATTCTATAAATAAAACAACTAAAATTTCTATTATTGGTAAAGGTACTGCAGGTTTATTAACAGCTGTACACTTTCTTAGATTTTATGATTCATATAATGTTAATTTAGAAATTATATATGACCCTGATACTAATCATTTATTAGATATTGGTGAAAGTGTTAATGCTGCTGTGCCTGCTCAGTTGTGGGGTATAGGTATTGATATGAGTTATGCTAATAAGCTTGGCTTTACTCCTAAGTTTGGTATCAAATATAATGACTTTGGTAATAAAAATTTTATACATCCATTTCCTACTAATATAACATCACTACATATTGATAGTCATTTGTTTACTAAAGAGTTATTAAAGATATTAGAACAAAGAGGCGTTAAGATAACTGAAAAAAAAGTTACAAATTACAATGATATAAATGCTGATTATGTTATTGATTGCAGTGGCTTTCCTAAAGATAAAGAAAATATAACTTATACTCCGTATGTACCTGTTAATGCTGCAGTTATAACTTCTGAAAATACTATTAGTAATGATTATTATACTCATCATACAGCTATGCCTTATGGTTGGAAGTGGCAGATACCTTTGTTAGATAGAATTTCTCATGGTCATTTATACAACAAAGACATAGATACACTAGATATACAAGGCAAAGTAATAGAGTTTGATAGTTATTACAGAGAAGAAATGTTTAATGGAAGAGTATTACACAATGGATTAAATGGATTCTTTTTAGAACCTATGGAAGGTACAGCTTTAACAGTTACTGAAAATATTAATAGACATCTTACAGACTATTTAATATATGATACAAATGTAGAACAAATTAATGAAAGTATTGTTAGACACATTAAAGAAGTAGAAACAACTATAGTAATGCATTACCTTAAAGGTAGTAAATACAATACTCCATTCTGGAATTTAGCTCAAGATATGGCAATAGCTAATTTTAAAACAATTGATGATGAATTAAAAAATGCAGTTATGTCACATTATGTTGATGATTGTAAATGTAATGATAAAGCAGATGCTTATGGGTATGGTTTGTGGGATTACAATAGTTTAAGATATAATATAGAAGGATTAGAAATAACTTTATCTGATATATAATGTGCTATAATCCGATTTATGGATTTGCTCATATTATTACTTTTAGTTGTTTTAGTTATTGAAAACTATGGTAATTTATATAATTTCTTAACTGGCAAATCAAATGATACTCCTTATTATTATCACAAAAAGGATACTTGGAATTGGCAAGATGATTGGGATAGAGATGACATCTTATAACGGAGGAAACGGTTTTACACAGAAAGAAATGTTGAATCTTATATTAGAAGGACAACAAGATATCAATAAACGTATAGATGAATTACATGAAAAAGTTAATCAAAAAATATCAAGACAAGAGCTATCTGGTTGGTTAGTTGCAATCTCGGCACTGGTGGTGTTAATCAATAATTTAATGTGAAAAAATTTGCAGTATTAACTGCAGTTTTTTTACTAGCTGTGCCTATACATTCTATAGCAGAAGAAACTACAGTCATAGAAACATTTGATAATCAAGAAATAAATACAGATATTACATTTGTGTATGGAGCTAGTGATACAGTTGTAAGTGCTGCGACCACACAAAGTCCTGATTGTGCTAGTACACAAGAAGCAGGCCTTATAGGTATAGAAGATATGGATTGTTTTCAAAGTGTTTATTTTGGTAATGATAGATATCAACTAGGTATAAGAGGTAGTTCTGACAATCTTACTATTGCATTTCCTAATGAACCTTACGAAGTAGGTTTGAATTATGGTGCTATAGACCAAGGTAGTGTATCTGGTACTGTGTATTACGATAATGGTGTATCTGAAACTTTTACATTAGATGTAAATACTGATATGACAATAGCAGGTAGTAAAGTATTTGTAGTAGCTGAAGGTGTAGAAACATTTATTACAGAAATAGTTATAGAAGGAATTGCTGACTGGTGGCTCATAGATAATGTATACTATAAGTATGATAATGTACCTACTACAACGACATCTAGTTCGACGACAACTACTACCACCACAACAACGACAACGTTACCTAAGGCGGCAGATGTTGTTGAAGATAACATTACAACCTATCTTGCGTGGGATGAAAACGGTTGCGAACATCCTAATAACCCGCTTTCGTATAAACAATATTTGGAGGCAATAGAAAGTGGAGATTGGTTTGGCTATCAGCCCGGTGATTGCACTGATATACCTGATATTGTTGTTGAAATTATCGAAGAAGAGATAGATGATGAGTTGGACGAAGAGATACTTGAAGATGACACCCTTACAGAAGAAGTTATTGAAGAAGAAGTTATTGAACTTACGGAAGAAGAGATAGCTGTTATTGAAGCAGAGATTAAAGCTGAAGAAGAACGTTTACTTCAGGAACAGCTTGATGCTGAAAAAGAAGAAGAAATATTATTAGAGCTTGAAGAATCTACTATTGTTGAAGATTTATCTGAAGAAGAAGTTGAAGAATTAGTTGAAGTTATTAAAGAAATAGAAGAAACTATTGAAATTATTGAAATCGAAGAAGAAGTTATTGAGCTAGATATACCTGATGATATAATTATAGTCATAGAAGAGGAGGTAATAGAAGATGAGTCTATTATTGTGGTGGAAGATAAAGTGGTGGATGAGGAAGTTCTGGATGAGCCAATACAGGAAGATGTTGAGAAAGAACCTATAGAACTTACTGATGAAGAGATTGTTGAAGAAGTCGCTGAAATTGTTGAAGTTATTGATATACCTGTTTCTGATGAAGATTTAACAGAAGAAGAAATTGTTGAAGTTATTGATGAGTATGTAGAAGAACTTGAAACAGAAGAAGTTATAGAAGTTCTTGAAGAAGTTAACGATGTTGGTGTACAAAATTTAGAAGAAGTATCAGAAGAAGTCCAGGAAGTTATTCAGGCAGTAGTAGAGGAAGCTATAGAAGATGTTGCAGAACTTACGGATGACCAGGTTGAGGTTGTCGCTGAAGTATTACAAGTTGAAACTGAAGATGTTGAAATCATTGCAGAAGCAGTTAAACAAGATGATACAGTAGCTCAAGCTGTAGAAGAATACGTTGAACGTGCAGTAGAAAATGCAGATGTAGAAAATTATACATTAGCTGATGTTGTTACTGAAGTAGCATTTGAAGAATTTATAGAAGACCCATTAGAAGTAATACTAGATATTGACATACAAGATATAAACATTACTGACATAGGTAGTGACATGACTACTGACCAAAAGGAAAAAGCTCAAGAAGTTGTAGTGCCAGTTATTTTGACTAGAATAGCTACAATGGCATCCTTTATATTTAGGAGAAGTTAATGCTAAAAAAAATTTGGAATTGGTTTATAACTATAGTTAAAGAAACATTAAACCTTAGCTGGACATTAGTCGGTTTGGTTATTGCGACCCTAACGCTAACTGGTAGTGCCCAGCAGATTACAGGTCTTGCGACTATAATTACATTAATAATTTGGTTATTAACTATAGGTTTTAGAAAAGATAAACCAGATAATAAAGGCAAGGTGAGCAGATAATGGACTGTTGTGGTAACGGTTGTTGCGGAGGAAACTAATGTGTATAGTAACACAAGAAGTGGATGGGTCATTTATGCAAATTTGTAATTGTAAATACGGAAGCGAGAGTTGTAATGGAATTAGAAGTACTAAGATTTAGTTCACAAAAAGATTCAACATCTGGAATTTTATTTGATGTTGTTAATGGTAAAAGAAATTTTCTTTGTTACACATTAGAAGATGAGCAACGTGATGTAAAAGTTTGGGGTGAAACAAGAATTCCTGCTGGTAAATATAAACTTTCATTAAGAAAAGAAGGTGGATTTCATACAAGATATCAAGCTAAGTATGGCAATATGCACCAAGGTATGATACATGTTAATGATGTACCAGGATTTCAATATATCTTATGGCATACGGGTAATACTGATGAAAATACTGCAGGTTGTTTACTGTTAGGAGATTCACAAACTAGCAACCTTGTGCAAAAAGATGGATTTGTAGGGTCTAGTGTTAATGCTTATAAGATAGTTTATCCTTATGTAGCAGCAGCTATACAACAAGGTGATGTATGGGTGACATATATAGACTACGATGGAACTATCAATAGTAATGACACAGATAATATACAGAGCAATGACATATTAGAAAAGCTTGAAGAGATAAGTGGAGAAATTCAAATAGTTGGTGCTAAACTTGATAAGAAAGTTATTTTATAATGAGACAAATTAAACGTATTGCTAAGTTTGGATTTGATAAAAAATCAGTTTTTAATCCTGAAGATGGTAATTTACCTGAAGATATAAGTCCAAATATAGATGACACACCTTTAAGACAAGAAAGTAAAACTGAAGCACAACAAAAAGTAATTGCTAAATTACGTGCAGGTAGAGATGCAAATGTAAGCGATGTTTTTTCTCCGTCTAACACACCCAAAGCAACAACGTTAATTCATAGTGTAGAAACTAAAAGCGATACTGGTTGGAAAGATAAAAAAATAATAGATACAGGTCAACCAGTTGATACTACATCTGCTAAAAATTTGTTAAGTAAATTTGATGATAGAATTAAATTAGCTGAAGAAGTTTTAAATTTTAATGCAGAATCTGCACCTGTTATTGGTAGTAAAGATATAACAATATTTCAAAAAGCTAAGTGGGAAAGAGAATTAATTGAAGCTACACAAGCTAAAGCTGATTATATTGCTGAAGTAAATGTAAAATCTGGTTGGGCTGGAGCTGATGATTTAATTGATGTAGAAACAGAAAAGAAAATTAGACATCAAGCATTTACTACTGGAGTAATAAGTGATTTAAACACTAGCAGACCTCAAGATATTGCAGCTATGGTTGATATGAAAAACACTGGAACATTTACTGACAAAGAATTAGCTGTTGCAAATAAACCAGCTGACCCTGCTCAAGTTGGAAGAGATGTTCAATTTGCTACATCAGTAGTTGAACAAGGTGCTGGAAATACACCAAGAACAACTGATTTAGCACGTGATATGCACGTAGAACAAATGGGAATAGGTAACTTTCATGAATCTACTTTAGAAGAACGTGCCGCTGTATCTGGTGTTGAAGCAAAATATGAATGGGTAGTAAATCCAAAAACTGGTAAAAAGAAAAGAATTCAAGTTGAAGCAGATTTAGGTTCTGGTGGTCCAAAACTAGGTGGAACAGGTGGTCAAGATTATAAGTTAAGTTCTAAAATGTCAGCGTTAGTACAAGGATTAGGTGTTCCTCCAAGTGCACGAACTAGAAGTGGAATGAAATTTGGTAAAGAACAATGGACAGCTGAACAAACAAAGTTTGGTATTAAAGATTGGGAAGAAGCAGCTGCTCAACATTTTGGTGGGAAAAAAACACCAGGATACAAAGCATATATGGAAACAGCTTTAACACCTAGAGTAGATAATCTTGGTGTAGGACAAAGTGATTCATTAAAAGAATTAACACGTGTTCATAAGCAAATTATAGATGATGCAGTGTATCGTAGAGTTATTAAAAAAGATATATTATCTATGGCTGCTGGACAACCTGGGTATGGTCATAGAACTGATTGGAGAACTGGTATTGATATTGATAAACCTAAAAGTGATGTTACTGTAAAAATGACTGAAGCTTATTTCAGAGGAGATTTTGGAGAATCACCTATACGTAACTTACACTCAGCAAAAATAATGGGTGTTGGTGAAATGAAAGGTATTAACGTACCTTTAAAAAATCCTACTGATACATACTTTAATGCGTCTAGTAGTAAGTTTGATAGGATAGGATTTTCTGGTGCTTTAGGAGCAAGTGGTGAAGTTTCTCGTCTTAATTATGGTAAAGGTGTATCTTATGGTGAAAGTAAAGCATTTAAACAACAATTAAAAGAAAGTAATGTACCTCGTGTTGTAGTTAATAATCCAGATTCAAGTATTAATAGAATGCTTGATGATAGACCTAATACACGTTTTCCTAAAAAAGATGAAGTTTCTAGTTCAAGAGATGCTAGAATAAGAAAGAACATTACGAAATTTAAAGGTGGTCATAGATTTATACCAGGAGCAATAGCTTTAAAGGGTATAATAGGATTACATAAAGGTGGTGGTGGAGCTGGCAAATTTAGTAAATAAGTTTAAGAGAAAAAGAAACTCTGATGGGACGTTCAAAAAGGATGTGGCGTGGACCCCTTGGAATGAAGCATGGAGTTATAAAATGAGTGATGACTTAAAAGATATGTTGGAGCGTACAGCTTGGACATTCATTGAAGCATTTATTGGTGCTTTAACAGTTGCTCCGTTAGTTGGTGTAGAAGCTGAAACATTACAGTTAGCTGCATTAGCTGGTGGTGGTGCTGCATTAGCAGTTATTAAAACATACGCTAAGAAACAAATTAGTAAGTAGTAATAATGGCTAAAGCTGACCCAGAAAAAAAGAAACAAGTTAATGGCCTAGGCTTTATTGCTGCTGGTCAAACTATTAAATCTATTGGTCCTAATTATATTCCTAGTGGTACTAGTTTAATAGACTACAAAGGCGAAAAAGTATTAGCTAAATATGGTATGGAAAAAACTGGTCAAAAGTTTGCATGGAAAAGAGGTCTTGGAGAATATAGTGGTCAGTTTAAAAGCCAACAACTTACTGAAAATAGACGAAGAGGTTGGTCTAAGGGTGGTAAGACACATAAAAATATAACTACTAAAACTTATCAGCAATGGACAAAAAGTTATCCTACATCATATACTGCGTATAAAGGTACGCCTGACCAGATAAAATATAAATGGGCTGGCAAACATGTACCAATTAATCAATTTGGTACAGAGATATTTGAACATAATAAAGCTAAAGTTTCGCAACGTAAAACTACATGGAGAACTTCTATTAAAGGTGGTAAAGCTGCTAGAGCACAGACTGGTTTAGGTCGTGATAGATTTGGTATGACTATTAAAGAAACAAAACAATATGGTAAAGGTATCAAATATAAAGGTAATAGAGGTATTACATTTGATTTATTTGGAAGTAGTAAAAGACCTGTATTACAACCTAAAGGTACTACATTGTTTCCTAAAGATAAATATGCTGTACATTATTTAGATAAAGCAGGAAATGTTAAAGGCTTAGTACAAAGAAGTAGTAAATTAGGTACAGCAGTTTCTAAATTAACTACACCTCAAATATCTGCAGGAGCAAAACTTGTAGGTAAAGGTGCAGCTAAAATAGCTACTGGTTTATCTGGAGTAGGTACTGCATGGATGGTATATGATGCAGCTAAAGCTGTTCATAATTATGCTGGTACTACTGGACATGAGAAGCAAATGAAAAAATATAAGAACAAGGGTGGCTTCTCTGCAACAGGAGGTTACTAATGGCTCGGCGTCCAAAAAACGCTAGACCAGATTTCAATCCTACGACTGAGGGTATGGGTAGAAACGAAATGCAACGTAGAACGCAACAACATGAGATTCTCGCAACTAAGAAATACGAGACATTTAAAAAATTAGATTTAGGTGTCGATGCAAAGTGGGTTAATAAACATAGCAAGGGGAATGAAATGAATCCTTGGGTTATGAAAAACATAAGTAGAATGGTTAGTCAGCAAAACCGTGCAAATAAATCTATGAAGGATGCTTTGAAAATGTGGGATACTGCAAGTCAGTTTAAGAAAACAAATTATCCTAATGGAAGAAAGGGTAAAATATTATAATGCCTATCTCTAAAAAAGGTAAAAAAAAGGCCTATAAGAAAAAAAAGACTAAGCGTTATTAAAATTAGGCCGTTTCCAATTCTTGGATACGATGACTTAGGTTAAAAAAAAACCTGAGACTTAGAGAATATCTAAGTCATCAGGATAAGACCACGCTTCTTCAGGTACAAAGTATGAACCTCCCATAGGAAATTTCCATACTTGTAATATGTCTTGTATTGTTGGGTATTCATTTGAACTTTCGTAATCACCTGTATATATTACATCGGTAACATATCTAGTCATGAGAGTACTGACTTTACCTTTATCATAAGCTTTATGGAATTTAATATCATTAAGATTTTTAAGTCTCATAAGATGATTTAATGTTTGTTCTGTTACTTCTTGATTGTTCTTTTTCTGTGGAACACGTGTCATATGGTCAATGGTTGTTGTTATTGACGTACCACGTCTAGCACTATATCTATTGTTAGCTAATTTAGCACCTTCCCGTAGCAAGATACTTGGTCTATGACTAAAGTCCATTTGTATTGTCATAGTGTCTCTGTCAATTATATAATATACATAGACTTCGGCACCCTTTGGTGTCAAGCCAAGAAAACGCTTGCCCCCAAATTCATTAAGTTTTTCGGCATTTTCCAATCTTTTGGTCATTACCTTTTGTGCTGCCAGTGAAACTCTGCTGGTTTCAGGTACTAACATATCTTCTCTAGTAGCAAATGCCTTTCCTTTACGTAAGTTCATCGGCATATATGTCCTCCTTCTTCTAATTCTTCAAAACACTCTTCACAAAAATATTCCATTCCAGGTACGGGATGTGACATTATTCTTCTTCTCCTTGTTGTTTTTGCCATTGACTATTGTAATCTGATACAAATTGTGTTATTAATTCATCAACTTTTTCTATGTTAGGTATTTGTTGTAACGCTGCGTTACCTAAAACGCCTATTAAATTAACTGCCCAATTGCGTAATAACATAGGACTGTCAAATATATTTGATACTGGTATGTCTTTCTTTTTTGTCATTTGTTCTCCCAACAATGCTTACTACTATTCCAATGGTGCCAACCATCGTGTTTTATTAGCCACGCAGCTACTGCAGTTGACACTTCAGGATTAGTTCTATTACTTGTAAGGTTAAGCTTAGGTGTTAACCAAGCCCATGTGTCGTCGTTAAACTGCCACAACCCTACATCTTGTGTACCGTCTCTGTTATTACCTACTGCTTTAGGTTTACCTTTACTCTCACAGTATATAATTTTTAGAGACTTTATTTGGTCATCAATATTGTCAAAGTATTTAGCTATTGTAGGTTGCCATTCGTAAACGTATTCAACCATATATTTTTTTTCTAAACAATATTGATAGTTACTAATATCGTCAATTGTAGGACTAATTAATAACATACAACTGACGATACTATTAAGTAACATAAATTATTTTGTAGCTTTAGTTCTCATTTTAGGCATACTTTGTAATTGATATTTAAAATGACCTCTACCTTTAGCAGGCATAGTTAAGATATCAAAACCTCTGTCCCTTAATTCAAACAATACGCTACCGAATCTAGTAGCACGTAAGTCAAATACAAACTCACTGTTACTAATAGGTTCATCGTCCATAAATTCAATCAATACATATTCTATTAATTGACTTTTGCTTTTAATGTAACTAGGAATCTTCTTCCCACGAAATGATTTTACTATCATTTATTTCCTCCTTATAATCACGTTGTATTTTACACAACCAACATTCCGACAGCCTATAACTTTCTTGGCTGACTTTGTGAAATCTGTTAAAGCTTGGTTGCAAGTTTTACAGAATCTCTTTTTCATTGATATTCCATTCACTAGGTATATCACTGTTATCTAACCACCAAGATTTACGCCATTTGCCTGTGTGTCCACCGCATATAGCAGGGTCATTGGTGCTACAAACAAAGTCTGGGCTCTTATCAGACTTCTTGTTATTTCTGTTGTCATAGACTAGTGCCTTACAATAAGGACACTTTAAGTCATCACGAAATTTCTTTCTTTCTTCCAATTCGCTTACCACCT